AAGGATTGCAAGTCTTATGTAAGGTTTGCCATAAAAAGAAAACACATGACACTTAAACTAATTCACCATTACTTTAAACATTTTAAAGAGGACAAATTCGTAAACTTAGTTTTGAAGGGTAACGAAATATTTGCAATTAATAAAATAACGAATTGTAAACAAATCTTTGTTAATTCGGAAGAAAGCATTAAGATTACGGACAAGAAGGATTTAGAGAAGGTAAAAAAATACATATATGACTAAAATATCACACCAAATAAATAAAAAAGCTGCTAGAATGCAGATAATAGTATTCATGGAATTACTTCTAAATAAGAGGAGTGAGTTTGATGGAATTGAGGAGACTTATCACATGATAAGAAGGGATTGGATGAAATTAACAAACGTTCATTTACCCTCTCATTATTGCAATTACAAGTCATTGTATAAAAAAGCAGTACTTAGTGAGTATAGGAAAGTAACCATCGCAGCAAATGATTGATTCGTTCTTAGAAAACATTGATCATCTCCATGATTTGGTGGTGATTAAGACAAACATATCCAAAGAAGTAAAGAAGGATGTTGTAATGCATATTAGAACAATGAAGAAAAACATTGTAGAATATGTCGAAAGTAATTCATTAGCAGAGTCAGATGGAGTTAATGATGATAAGGCTGATTTTTGGGATTGGATAAACAAGGGTAATAATGCTCAGACAACTTTTGTTGATAAATATGATAGAATATTTAAATGGAAGAAGGGTTGGGTGCATTCATGGACAGGGTATTCAAACGAGGGTAAATCATCTTGGTTGTATTTCATGATACTTATAAAACTGTTACGAGATCCGGAAGCCAAGGTTGCCGTATTTTCTCCCGAAAACTATCCTCGGAACAAATTTGTTAAGGATTGGGTAAAAACAATGTTGGGTTGTGATCCGAAATATTCGACTAGACTAAAATGTGAGAAAATGATAGAGCAATTTAATGACAGATTGTTTTACGTTTACCCTTCAAACCATGATATTGAAAGCATTGAGGCTCAATTCAAGAATCTAATTAAGCTACATAAGGTTAATATTACAGTTATTGATCCATTTTTAAAGGTTAGTAAACCTAATGGAGTAAATGATTTACAGTATTTAACATCATTCATCAAGAGACAGGAGGTATTTTCTAAGAGTTTTAATGTTAGTCATCATATAGTATATCATCAAACAACTCCGACAATTGATGAAACCGGTAATTATCCCGAACCCGATATGTATAAGCAAAAAGGGGGTGGTAATATAGCTGATGGATCCGATACAGTTAGTTCTGTTTGGCGCCCTTATCAGAAAACTGATGAAGAAGATAAAACCGTTATTGTTAAAACACAAAAGGTAAAAGATTTTGATGTCTTTAAGAAGGGATATCTTAGGTTGCAGTACAATCTGAGCAAGAATAGGTATTTCTTAGATGGAATTGATATCTTTGACGAAGCAATGAAGAATAGTAAATTCAAAGAAGAACTATTTTAACATGAAAACAATATTATCAATAATAGCGTTATTTAGTGCTATAGTAGCACCAAACGCAACAATAGAGAACATTCCCTACGAAACTTATTACTCTATAGACTATCAAGATGTATCAATTGATACATTACTACAGAGCATTATACTTGTTGAATCCAATGGAGATTCTTTAGCAGTAGGAGATAAGCATATGAAAACCCCTAGTATCGGGTTACTCCAAATTCGTGAGGTTATGGTAGATGAGATAAATAGAATACTCAAAAAACAACGCAGTAAAGTACGTTATGTGTATTCGGATAGGTGGAGTGCCACCAAATCAATAGAGATGTATTACATATGGAAGGAATTTCATCACAATGATTCTGATTCGGAAATTATTGCAAGGAATTGGAATGGTGGTACTTACGGTTATAAAAAGAAATCTACAATTAAATATTGGACTAAAGTAAAATCTAAACTAAGCAAGTATGAAAAATCCATTTGAAATAAATGTTGAAATGTTAGAGGAAATGTTATCATTCTATGAAAATGATTCTCAAGTTAAGGTTTTGATGGGGATGGATAAAAAAGAAGCAATGATTATTCTAATTAATTGCTTGATTAACTACAATGATCAGTTATCTTATACTTTTATTGAGGATCAAATAGATGAGATTTTAAGAAATGATTAAACTTCCAATTTACAAGCCAAAACTTACATCAGTTAAATTTGATTGCAAACACATTCCAAGAGTATTTACTGATGGCATTAAGATAAAGGCTGATAGTGAAAGTTATGCTCAGACTAAAATTGCTCACGCATATATTCATCTAAATGGTATGATTGAGTTTGGACTAAATGATAAGATGATATCCGAGGATGATGATAGTCATTTAATTATTAAGGTGCTTGTGAAGCATAAGTATGATTCGGATAAGGTAGATAGTTTGAGAAATGTTGTATCAACTACTGATTGGCTCCTAGCCTCTCAGCTTGATGCTATAGCTTGGCTTTGTAGGGATTGGTGTTCAGAGTATAATATAGAAAACGTGATAAACGAATGCGGTGATATGTTCCCGTATAAATTATTAAAAAAATATATAGCAAATGAAGGATTCACAAGATACGTTTAGTCAAGATTTAGAGTTTGGACATGAGGGTGAACAAGTAGTATTAGAATACATTAGGACAAAATATGAATGTGCGGTGCGGATTCCTAAAAAGTTTTCTGACTACGATATTTGGATTCCCGAAATAAGCAAAAGCGTTGAGGTTAAATACGATGTTAGAAGTAACGATACAGGAAACTTCTTCATTGAATTATACATGAGCGGGAAACCATCCGGATTGCTTTCTAGTAAGGCTGATTGGTGGGTTTTTTATGATGGACATAGGTTTTATTGGATTGAGTTAGAGAAGCTAAAACAACTAATAATACTTTCATCTAGCAATTGGATTGAAGTGCAACCAAAGGGGGACAAGGAACCCAAAAAGGCATTTATAATGAAGAAATCATTAATGTCTCAGTATTCATTTAAAAATTTCTTTTGAGGTTCGGTAAAACAGAACTTCATAATATGTTTAGAGCATTTCTTGTTCTAGCATCATTTCTTATAACAGTTTCATCACTTATTATATTAGTATCTTATGCGATTCTTAGTAATAGTTAAATCTCAATCAAGTGGTGTTAGCTACCATAGATTGGTAAAGCCATTTGAAAAGCTAAAAGAAAGAGGGCATTCAGTTGATATGATAAATACATATCATGAATCTAATATTGATTCGTCCAAATATGACTACCTAGTCTTTAACAGGGGATTGGGTTATAATTATCATGACTTAGAAATTATAGATAAGTTTAAAGATAAGGGAATTAAAATAATCATGGACATAGATGACTATTGGGTTCTTCCCGATTACCATCCAATTGTTTGGAGGGATGATGTGGACTATGATACATGGAAGGGTAGTATTGTGGCTAACCTCGCAATGGCTGATTACATTTGGACATCAACAGAATATCTTAAATCTAAAATAGAAAGTCTCGTTCCAAATACTCCTACAATAATTGCTAGAAACGCTATTGATTACGATGATGAATTACAATGGAGTGAGGTTAAGGGTAAATCTAGAAATAAAGACAAAGTTGTTATTGGTTATGCCGGTAGTACAACTCATTATAAAGATTTGGATCCACTACAAACCCCAATACGAAGGATTAATACTAATAGCTTTTTAAGGAAGAATGTTGTGTTTAATTTATTTGGTGTTGATAGTGTAACTGATGTAGGCAAGAAGGTTTGGAAACATCAGATAAAGGTAATGACAGTACAGGGTAGGTTTAATAATCTTCACCTTGATGGAGGAAAACACGTTTCTGAATATGCTTCATTTTATGATGAAATGGATGTTTCAATTGCATCTGTAGTTGACAATGATTTCAACAGATGTAAGAGTGAATTAAAAATAATAGAAGCCGGAGCAAAATATACCCCATTTATTGGTACCGACATAATAACATACAATAGGACAGAGGCTAATATTGATTTATGTAGTAATAGCGATGAGTGGGTTAATTCAATGAAAGAGTTAATCTTAGATAAACATTTAAGAGCAGAGTTGGGTAAAGAGTTGGGTGAGTATGTTCGGGATACTTATATTATTGACAAGGAGAATGAAGCTAGACTAAATATATTATGAAATTAGGAGAGTATTCTGAGTCTTTATTCGCTACACATTGCATGGAGAAGGGATACATCGTTTCTAAGCCATTTTCACATTACACAAGGTATGATTTAATCATTGATGTAGATAATGTCTTACATCGTGTCCAAGTGAAGTCTACAGAGTATCTAAAAAAGAAAGACAATCAATGTCATGTTAAAATTGATTACACAAAAGATGAGGTGGATTGGTTTGCTATTTATTTTAAAATATTTAATTCTTGGTATGTGCTACCCATTGAGGCAGTTGAGGGTATTAATCATTTTTCAGTAAAAAAGGATTATAAATCAAAATATAATATTTTTAAAGATAATTTTGGATTTGTCCGGCATGGGTTTTAGATTTGAGTATTATTAATCAAAAACAGAATAAATATGGACGAAGATGTATTAAAAGGATTGTTTGAAGCTATTAACCCTAATCCCAAACCGAAGACTAAATGATTTGTGTGAATTGTAATAAGTCTTTTGAGAAGAAAGAGCAAGAAGGAATAATTGGTAGACTTAGGAAATACTGTTCAATAAAGTGCAGAAACCAAAACTATAACAGGGTTTATAGGGAAAGGAATAAAAATAAAAGTGATGAACCATCATCAAGAAACATTAATAAGATAATTCAAGGTGATTTTAATAAAGCTATTACTGTTGATAACGATTGGTTCTTTTCTACTAAGGTAGAAGATTGGTGTTCCTCAAGAGAATCCAAGTCTAGGGCAAAATATAAAAAGATTAAAGAACAAAGATTAAAAGAAGAAGAAGAAAATGAGCAAAATGAAGAATAAACTTTACGATATGCTTTTACATAATTCATTATCAAAAAGAAGCAAGGCAATTTTAACGTTGGATCTAATGACAAAACATCCTGTAGGAATTGGCGATCACTCAACTGATGATTTTTACAACAACGCAATAGATGCTATTAGAAACCTAGCTGATGCAAATGATGAGTTAGAAGAAATACATAAATACTTTAAAAAATGATTAGAAACTATTTTTTATTGGATCAGAAAAGATATGGAAAAGAATTGATTATGTTTTGCAGAACATCAAATGGTGTTTACGGATATGATCATGATAAGGTGTATAATAAGCATATAGAGCATCTATCTTCTCTTCCTTGTTGGATTAAGTATGGTAGATATACAATGACGTATGGCATTCCTCATCCAATGAATTTAGATTGTACTAATATTATTAAATTTTAATAAAGGGGATATGATGGGGGATACCGTGGTTAAGTTTTTGTTTTGGATATTTTTTATCTTGATTTTAAATGGGTGTTCCGGATTGGAATTATTTATAATGAATCAGAAAGCAATTACAAGAGGAAATGCCTTGAATAATAAAAGAGGATTTCCAATATATAACCCAAGGAATTGTGGGTGTAATTCTACATTAATTAATAGACAAAATTTAACAGTTATTTGTCACCATATTCCCACAATAAATCAACAATATTTCAGAGTAAATAATCAAGTAAATTATTACTCAAATACCCACACAAAAAAGGATAATTAATTCTAATTATTCTCTACCTATTTTATAGGTATTATTCTACAATTTATTTATTAATAAAATAATTTATTTTTTTTATAAAAATATTTTTTATAATACACATTGTATAGAATAAATTTAGTCCAAAAATTTGAATCGTCAGACCAAATCTTCAGACCAAATTTTCAGACCAAATTCTGTCTGACTCAAAAATCCACAGGTATCTATAAAAAATCTCAATCGAAGAAATATTTCGTAAAAAAATAATTTTAAATTAATTATCAATTTATTTTGATTTGATTGTTTTATTGATTATTCGCGCGATTCTATATATTGGAACGTCTCAATAAGTTATTATAAAAATAAACTAACGGTTATTTGTTTTTAATAGTTCGTATATATATAATTGCTATCTGATAACGGCAATATTGCCACAATTACTAACATTATTAGCATTTACTAAAATTATTAGTTAATCAATTTTAAACATAAATAAAAACAAGATGAACAATTTAAATAATGATACTTTCAATTTATTAGAGACAACCGGCACAAATTACACGGTTAACAAATTACCGCTATATGCTTTGAATGGTGAGAACTTTGAAACGATGGAAACAAACTCTTTTGGAATGTTTCGCAATGATACAGGCACATGGTTGGGAACGGTAGGCGACAGATACACGGCAATACAAAATAAAGATTTAGCCGAAATTATCGTAAAGATAAAAAGTGAGTTTGGCGGCGATATTAAAGGCGGTTCGTTTAAAGGTGGCGCAAA